TAATTTTGCATCAATTTGTTCTAACTTACTGATTGCCCAATTCACACCAGCAGAACCACCCCAAGCATCCCACATTAAACCACCACAACCTTCTGAATATGGTACATCTTTATGTTGTTGATGTCTTTTAAATGATGCCATTCTTGATATTGTATCACGTGATATGTTTTCGCCCTTTGCAAGTTGATTTGCACGTTGTTTACCTACACTTGTACCACAATCACCCCAACCATTTTTTTCTGCCCAATCTAACGCTCTTTGTGCGTTATTTTTTGCAGCTTTTGGATAGTCATTATAAGTTTCTGCAAGTTTCAATTCAACATTATCTTCAACAACTTCTTCTTCATCAACTGTGTTGTCCGTTACCGTTTCTTGAACAACCGTTTCATCAACTGAATACGTTTCACGCAATGGTATAAACTGTAAATCAGTTTCTAAACCAGCCAATTCAATAACACCAGCAAGTTCATCAATAAACATTGATTGCATCGGTGATATTTGTAAATCTTGCAACAATTTACTTTGTACGTTTAATTCATCAGCATTGTTTGCAAAACCACCACCATCATTTATTCCGAATAAGTTTGGAAACACACCGTGTGCTGTAATTAATTGTTGTCTTGATTCCTTTGTTAAAAATTCCCATTGGTTATGTGCATCGTTTACTTCTAATGGAACAACTGTTACTTCTGCTTCCTTGCCATCATTAAATGATAAAATAAACTTACCAGCGTTTGAACTACCAGTTAGTTTTTCACGTATCATTCGCTCAATTTCATCCTTTTGTTCTGGCGATAATGCACCACCGTTGTTAAAGTTTATTATGTAACCAAATGATAAACCACTTTTTATGTGATTGATGCAATAATTGGAAATTTCTTCTTCCATTTCTGCATACTGCAAACCAGATAAATAATTCGGATCACTCCAATACACCTTACCAGGTCTATAAGGTTGAACCATTTTTATCATTATCGGTGCTGTTAAATCACCTTTAAAAATTGGATATGGTTCTGGTTTAAACTTGTTTGGATTTGTCCAATCATCGCAATAATAAACATTGTTTATATCACCATTTTCATCAGCACGTTCAATTCCAAGTTTATTTATTGGAATATGTAATATTTTGGCAACACCACCACCCTTTGCACGTAATATTTGCATTGAATATTGTCCAAATATCTTAAAATCTGCAATACATTTCTTTTGTTCACGCTTGTTAAATATCTCATTTAAGCCATTATAAACAAAATTTTCGCCATTTATTGCAATTCCTTTACCGTAAATTAATTCACAATAGGTGTTTATAATCGCTTCATTTGTTGGTGATCCGTTGTATCTATCAATTATGTACTGAAAAAACCAATTTTGCTCACCATAAAGTACCCATTTTCTACCAGGATATTCCTTTATTTCTGGTTTAACATAGTTTGATAACTGTATTAAACTGACACCGTGCTTATTATTGCTCATTAATCTTGTATTTTTGTGTTTCTTGTTCTGTTGCAAACATTTTTCCACGATAAATTACTGTATCATCAGTTGAAGAACGAAAAACAACAATATCAAACCCCATTCCTTCGCTTAAATCTTCAATATCAAATTTATAAATATTATATCCATTTTGACTTAATTGCTGTGCAATAGTTGGAAAAGAAATTTTTTTGGTGTCATTATCAGTAATTTTAATAACATTGTTAATATTCTCTTCATAATATCTTGGAATAATAAAAATTCTTTGTGTTACGAAATTTGATTCTAAAACTATCATACTATAATAACGTAAATCTGTGATTTTTGTATAAAAAAAAACACATAAATTAATATGTGCCTTTTAAAACTAAATAAAACAATGAAATTACGGATTTATTTGTGTACCACTTACTATTGCCAAAAATGCTGTTTCTGTTGCACTATCTAATGTTGGTGCAAATTCAGCTTCTGTTGCAATCGCTGTTAAGTTATAACCATTGAAACTTGCTTTTTCGCCACCACTTGCTGCTGTTCCACTAATTACTAATCCATCACTTAACCCAATAACTTTGTAATTTCCTAATCTATCCTGAACAACTGCACCTGGTCGTGCCTTTGATAATAGATTTATTTCGTTCGCTGTATCTTTATCTTGTTTTTTTAAAGAAAATGTTGCAGTTTGTAACACCGTATAAGTTCCAGTATTCTGGTCTGATGTTCCAACTTCTTCCAAGTTGTTGCCATCTGCAAGTAAATCATACTTGTATGCAGTTGTTAAACTTGCATTCATAACTGTTGCTTCTGAATTTGCAACTGTAAATGCATCTTCTAAAAAATCATAAAAATAAATAGCTTTTAAACCACCAATTGCATCTTTGCACGGTTCGGTTCTTCCAGATGTTAATAAACACGCCATTCGTTATATGTTTTTAAAAAAAAAAGGTGGTGATTTTGTAACGCACCACCTTTTTCAATAAGTTAATTATTATTATTAATTACCAGCGTTTGTAATACCGTAAGTAATTACATCTTCTGGATTCGCTACTTGCGCACCATCAGCCCACTTCATAACAACGTTTACATTGTCCGAACCATCAATCTGTGTTTGGTCTAATGCAAGAACTTGTTGTGCGTTTGCAGCACTTCCAATTCCGTAATAAAGGTTGTTAGCGTAAGTTGCTACCATAACATCATCACTCATACCAGCACAATGAATTAATGGAACACCTTGAAAGTTTAATTCCGTTGATCCAACATTGTATCTGTCCAGGTAACCTAAAGCAGCTTGTGCAGCAATATAATGCTTCATAATGTTCGTTCCAATTCTGATTGCAAAACCATCAGAAGAATATAGTGCTGAACTTGCAGCATCTAAAACCAATTGTAATTGAGCCACTACATTTGCAGCAGTAACGGTTGTTCCAGCAATTTCATAACCAGTTGGTTGTAACGGTTCGTTTGTAAAGATAGTTTGAATACCATCAAATTCACCTAATTGTGCGCCACCATAATTTCCTTTCCAGATAGTGTTTTCACGTGATTGTGCTACATTAGCAGCAGCCAAACCAATTAAATGGTCTGCAAATGTTGGTGCTAAACCACCAAAACGATCACCACCCATTTTATCAAATGTTGGTCTGTAAGTTTCTTTACATAATTGCAAATTCACTTCATACGCTTCTACTGTTAAAACACGTTCATTACGTGTAATTGTTCCAGCTGGTGTAAAATCACAAGTTGCATCTGCAATTATACCAGATAAATTTAATCTTGGCAAATTCCACTTGTACTGGATGCCATCCACCACTTCAACGCCACCATTGGCAACCGTTGTTGGTGTTGTTAATACAGCTGAAAAGAATCTTTCTGCTGCTTCACCAGCATAATTTGAAGATACAGTTTCAGTTGTAGCTAATTGAATGTTTTTTTCCATTTTTTTGAAAATTTGTTAGTTCCAAATGTTTTGAGATAAACTCTCAAACACTCGGCTTTTTGTTGTTCTTAATTTGTTTAATTGTACTTTTTCCTTCGGTGCTGCTTCTGGTTTAGCTTTTATTGCTTCAACTTCTGGCTGCTTTTCTAATTCAACTTTCAGTTCTTCAACTTCTGCTGTTTTTGTTTCAACCTCAACATCTTTTGTTTCAAGTTGATTGTTAAATTCAGCTTTTAAAGTTTCTAACTTTCCATCAAATTCTGCACTAAATTTTGCCATAACTTCTGTCAATGCATCTTTGAATGCATCGATTTCTGATATTTCCTCTTCTTCCATTTCCTCTTCAACCTCTTCTTTTACTTCTTCGGTTTCATCGTACTGGTCATTAAGAACAACATCAGTTTCTTTTACTTCTTCAACCTCTTTTACCTTTTCGGTAAATAAAGTATTAAAAGCATCTAAAAAATCTTGCTTTGTCATATATATATTTGAATTTAATTTGATTTCCTCCAATCCTAACATTGCATCAATGCTGAACCCTTTAAAAGTTCCGTTTGTTGCTTGTTCGTAAAGTTCATCAGATACCTTTGCCATTGTAACCCACGTTCCTGGTTCATATTCCTTACCATATAACGCTGATTTATCAACTTTGGAATCTTGTACTTGCCAACTTTCAACAAATGATACATCTGATAATTTAACTTCGTGTTCTGCACTTGATGAATTTTGGAATCCATCTTTTATAAAATCGTGTGCTAATTTACCAATGGTATCTTCGCTGAATGTCATATAAAATTCATTCCCATCAATATTTCGATAAATCTTTTTATTTGGAATTAAAACAGCACCCAACAATAATTTCTTTTTATCATCAACTGCTGCAAAATGAACTTCTTTTGGTTGTTCTGAAAGTGCGATCCATTCATCTTCCATTGCTGGATTTTCAACTAAACTGATGCCATAAACACCTTGTAATAATTCATCTGAATATACTGCCTCGTAAACTTTCATATAATAATAACGTGATTTTTTAAATAGTGTATAAAAAGATTAAAAAAAAAGTTTATATTTGCTTAGATTTTTTATTGGAATGATTGATTAATAGCTTGAAAGGTGTGTTTTTATAATGCACCTTTTTTTTATCCAATACTTGATGAATCTTCAACATTACGGTCAAACTCTTGACTGCTTGTTACATCGCCACTAACAACGTATGCACGAATCGGTGTATCTTGTGCTTGTAATGATTGCGCAAGTTGATTTACACCACCAGTTCCAACAACATTAAAGGATGGTGCTGAAACACCACCACGAACACCACCACCACCAGAAAAACTTGGTGTGCTTTTACCACTTGAATCTGTACTTAATATTTTAGCAACATTTGCAAAACCAGCAACTCCAACTGCTGCTGCATTTATGAATCTTAAAGTTTGTGTTGGTGTAAAATCTGTTGTTTCTGCCAATGCTTTATTAATACCTTGATATGTTGATAAAACAGCTTGTGCAACTGCAATTGCTTTTGCACCAGCACTTCCCTCTTTTGCAATACTGGCTAATGCATTTAAAACATTACCAGCAGTTTGTATTTTCATTTGTGCAAGTGCTTTTTCCCTTTGTTCTTCTTCATCAGCACGTTTTAAGGCTTGTAAAGTTCTATATTGATTTAGTTCATCATCTAAATTAATAAGTTCATCATTAATCGCTTTTTGCAACATCACTTCTGGTGTTTCACCAACATCAACAATTCCTTCTGCTTGTATTCCAGTTGTTGCAGTTTTTATTGCATCCCTTCCTGGTCTTATACCATCTGGATTTTGTAAATCAAAAAGTTTAGTTTCAATATCAATTTGTTCAATTTTAGATTTTAAAATTAAATCTTGTATTTCTTTGTAACGTTCTGCTGCTTCTGATTGTTGATCCAAAATATAAGCATCACCAAGTCCAGCCCTACCAGCGTTTAATATTGCTTTTACAATTTTTTGTCGTGTTGTTAATGTTAAACCAGCAGTTCTTAATTCTTCTGCTTCTGATTCTAATAATGCTAATTGTTCTTTTTTCTGTTCTTGTATTATTTTAACAAGATTAATTCTTTGCTTTTGTAATTCTTCGGTTGCCTTACCTTGTTTTTTTGATAAATCAATTTCTTTGTCCAATAAATCAACACGTAATTGTGTTGTTGCTTCTGTCTTTTTTAGAATTTCCAATTGTTCTTCTAAAGTTGGTGTAATTAAACCAATTGATTTTCCAATTGCTTCCCAATTTTCAACTAACAATCCAACTGCAACTACCAATGCACCAATTCCAGTTGCTATAAGTGCAGAACGCATTGCTTTACCACTTGTTTTTGCTGCTTTACCTAAAACAACAACTTGGTTTATTGCACCCTCAATACCACCTTGTAAATTACCACTTGCTTCGGTTGCACCATCTAATGATTCGCCAATATTTGCACCAGCTTTTTTTGATGTGGTTTCAACTTTTTCAATTGAACCACCTAACTTTTTAATGTCTTTTGTTGCTTGTTCAACTTGCCCATCATCGACAATCAGCTTTACAACTATTTCTTGTGCCATACCTTATTCCTTTTATATTGTTTCCACGCTTCTTTAAACGTTCCTGGTGCTTTATTTACTCCTTTTGCAATATCGATGTCTGGTGATACTCCAATCATATCATCAACATCTAAACATTGTATTATTAAATTAAACATTTTGTATAATTGTTAGTGATGGATCATTAATTCCATCGGTTGCTTTTATTTGTGCAGAACGTGAACTTCCAGTATTATTTTCATCAACCGTAAATGTGATTGTGTTTATTGTACTTGTTACCGTTCCAGTAATTGTAACCCAACTCGTGCCATCACCAGTATCAACTAATGAAAGTGTTGCATTTGGTAAACCAATGTAATTTGAATCACCGTTATTTTCACCACTACCCAATGTTACAAAATCTGGTGTCCATAACGAACTGTTCAATGTATCTGATGCCAATGGTGCTGTGTAAATATCATTAATTAATTCCAAAGAATCTTTTCGATTTACGATGTTGCTTTTTATAGTATTAATTAAAAACCTTTGACCATTAATTACCAATCTGTCATTTGCTTTTAAAACACTTAACAGAAAATTTGGCAAAATCGCTGTATAATTATAAACCCTTCTTTTAATAGAAAATATATCCGTAATGTAATCACTCCAATAAGTGTTGTAAATCGTTTCATCAAAAACTTGTGCTGTGTATTCGTTTGATACTGCATTAAAATTAATATTAAAACTTTCAGTATCTATTTCTAAACTGTGTGTTGGCATAAATACTGTTGTATTTATTTCTTGGTAAGTTCCATTTCCATAACCAATTGGATTGGATGAAATACTTACGTTTTGTGCATACATTAAAAACGGTTCACCTACATAACTGTTTATTTGTTCATCAGCTATTAAACCATATTGTATTGTGGTTTGTGCGTTTGTGTTTAAATCAATTAGTCTTTCAAAAATTGGTTGTTCAAATATTGTTTCAATCTCTAACTGCTCACCACTTAATAATTCAGTTTGGGTGTCATCTGTATAAAGTTTTTCCTCTAAATTACCGTAATAAATGTTGTTCTGCTGATAATAAAAATCTGCAAGAACTTGTTTACTTTCCTTAAATTTAAAATCAATTTGATTTAATATTTTACCACGACTTACTTTGTTTTGTGTAGTATCAACATATTGACTAATATCATAAACCTTACCAGTTGTGTACCAGTTTTGCAAATCATCAACAAATAAATCATCACCATCAGGAACAACAACCAGGTTGAACATTTTTAATATTGATGTTAAAAAATCATAAACCTTTACATCTTTAAAAAGTGTTTTAATGATAGTATCTAAATTAATACTTTGGTTTGTGTAAGAATTAGAAAA